CCATAAGAAGGATCGGACGAGCTATTGCTGCGGGGGCAATCGATATGCCGAAACTTCAAAAGCTTGGAACCGCTATCGAACGAATTGGTTACGCCAATCGACAAGTTACCCTCGAACGAGCGGGAAGGAGAACCAGGCGAAGGGTGGCAAGAGCCGAAGCGGCAGCAAACAAGCTAAGGGGACAAAATCTTCCAGATACCGCAGAAACCGAAGAGCGGATCGCTCAAGCCCTCAGGGGAGAGCGCCCGAGGCGCCCATCGCCATTAAGACAAATCGCAGGGCGTGGTGCCCGGACTTTGGCCGAAGCGTCTGAAGCAATGCAGGAATTTGCGGGCGGTGGGCGTGCGATTTCGAGGTCGCGCCGCAGACGCAAACTTGAACAAGCTGGCCTGATTGATCCAAAACCTCCGGGCGTGCCGGCGATAGATCGAGATGATGTTTTGGACATGGTTGCAACCGGTGGTTCTCGCCGAATGTTTCGCAGGGTCAAAAAATCGATGGTCAAACGCAAAGCCAACCGTGACAAAACCGCAAGAATCATGACTCATCATGCAGAAAAAATACATTCCGGCAAAACCGAAGTATTGACGACGTACGCAGATCGGCCAGATGGAAATTTTCCTGACGAAGACATAGTGATAATCGACACCGAGACTTTGCGGCCGCTGTACGCACTGAAACCGGAAAAGATAGACGTTTTTGACGAAGACGGAAAGTATGCGTTTTCAATATCCGACTCACAGTCGCCAGTATCGTTCCTTGAACCACACAAAGTTCTTGGAATCGATTATGAAATAGATCCATACGGAAAATATGGTGCGGCTCGCATCACCGAGGTGCCTGAGATTCCAGCGGTGCGGCATACCGACAAGGACGGATATTTCCAAACACGGATCAGGTCAGAAGACTTGATATCTAGATTTAATCTTCCAGAGCTTCGTGGATTTCCATATGGACCGAATTTGACGCCGGAAGAACGCAAAAAGTTATTCGGCGATTATGGTTCTGGATTCGCCGATATGGCTACAGACTTAAAATCAACTGTGGTTTTTGACAATAAGCGTGGAGTGAAGAACAGTTCGGTTCAAAGACTCATTGACAACTACGCAAAAGAAGCAACTGCCTTAAAGATGCTGGAAAGTGAGCAGGACAGATTCAGGAAAGCAATCGAAGCTGAAATCGGCGGACCGATTCCGGACGGATCAATCAGGCCGGCCATTGACGTTACCCCGCACCCAGATCGAACGTCGATACTGCAGGAAGTAACCGAAAAGATCACATTGCCGGATGGATCTGTAAGGGTGCTTCCAAGAAGCAGAATAACTTCAGGATATGGACGCAAAGAACGCGGTGAACTTCTCGACGTAGAGATCGAGCTTCTTGATTCGAACGGAAACGTTATGGCATCACGCGGCCGTGACGGGCAATGGACCATTCAGCCCGGCAGAAAATTTCGCGGGAGAAGCCCGAGGCAATCCGAAATTGTTCAGCGAGCGCTTGATGACGACAGGATTCCAGAAAAGCCACAGACAAGCAGACAACGCAGAAGAGCCATGGCCAGTCGTGGGAAGAGACGAGCCGAGTCATTTAGGGATCGTCTAGCCAAGTGGCAGTCAAGAAGAGCGAGCAGGCTGTTAGGCGAGCCCGTAAAAGAAGAAGATCTGCCGGTATTTTTGCCGGCGGGTCAAAAGCGACCACGCAGAAGAATTATTCCAAGCAGGAGACGAACACCCCGGGGTGGAACACAACCACCCCCGGGTCCTCGTCCAGGACAGCCATCAACCACCCCTGCGCCGGGCGCGACCCCGTCGACACCAACGATTGATCCAAACGATCTCACTCTTTACCCAAAGGGCTTGCGCAACAGATTGCGTCGAGTTCAAATGTCACAAACAGGGAAAACAGGCAAGTTCTACGGCCAGTCAGGAAAAACCAAAGGTCCCTTTGCCCCAGATTATTCCACGCTTACCCAGGTACAAAAAGATGCCCTGACAACAGCGGCGACAGACGCGCTTGACGATATTGAGGCCAGGTGGAGAAGAAGAATGGGTGTTTCTCCGACGGACACAACTCCGCTGGATGAGGACGCCATTCTTGCGTTCATCGACAAGGTCGACCAGGGAGACGCAAATACTCCGGGTGATCCACGAAAAGCGGCAATTTACAGAACCCATTTGCACAACTTCCTTTCCTTGTCGGAAATGGAGCAAAACGGACAATTTGACAACATGGACGATGTGAAGCCGAATAAGCGGGTCGAGATTTTGGTTACGGCCGGTTTGCTTCCACCAGGTACTCAACCCTCGAAGACGGCAACAAAGAGACCCCCGAAACCGGGCACTCCTCCATCTGGCCCGACGCCTCCGTCTGGTCCGACGCCTCCACCTCCGTCTGGTCCAACTCCACCAACTCCTGGAGGTGGAACGCCAACGCCTTCACCAACGCCAAGCTCACCCACACCAACGCCAGCCCCAACGCCAGCCCCAACGCCCGCTCCGACTCCCACGCCCCCAACCCCAACCCCAACCCCAACCCCACCCCCAACCCCGACCCCTGCTCCTACACCGACTCCGCCGACGAACGTCACTCCGACTCCGACTCCGACTCCGACTCCGACTCCGCCAACACCGCCTACACCTCCACCAACAGCACCGAATCCTCCTCCCGTAAATCCAAACAATCAACCAACAACAATCCCAGCCACCCCGGCGGGTGCGCCAACCCCTCCCCCCACTCCCGTTGCTCCCAAAACCCCAACGGTTCCATCTGCAGCCTCACCGAGAGGTGTTGCGCCGAAAACCATCACACTTCCGGATCCAGCTGACGATCCCAACGCACCCGTTCCGCAGACGGCGACCATCGCTCAGGTGACGGTCGGAAATGCGAGAGAACGAATAGCTCTCTCAGCGAAAAACACACCCGTACCCGCCGGCCAAAAAGTCGTAACTAGCGTAAAAGATGTCGCGGTTGATCCGGCAAATATTCCCGCCTACGACCCGAACGATCCAAATCTGAAACCAGACGCAAATCACGTCCTCATTCACGAAATAACCGGATATGCAGTCGAGGATTATTCGCAGGCTGTTATCACACTGGATAACACTCTTCCAGAAGATGCGACAGTAAGCGCACGACCATATCCCCCAACAGCACAAACAAGTGATTATCCCTCACGAAACACCCCTGGGGGCCGCGTGCCGGTTATTCCTGGTGTTTCCACTAGTGCTCCGAAAAACTGGACAGAATCAGCAGACCAGAGACGCGGCGACCCAACCCTAGACGTCGGAGGAAAAGTGTATACCGCCTGGAGTCCGGCAGTACGTGCATGGGGCAGAGAATGGATTCTCGTAGAGAATAGAGATGCAAACGGCGACCTTGAGGCTCGACCAGTATTTCTATATGATCCGAACCCTCGATATGGCATGTCTGTTCCGGTGGGAACTCTCATGAGAGAAAGAACACTACTTGAACTGTTCGGACTCATTGAAGATCCGAATAATCGAGGTTGGAGCTTGCCGGTCAAGCAATATTACGATCTCAAAGATGCGCACGATCTGGACTATGACCCGAATTTGCATGATCCACAACGTCCGGGTAGGCCGCGACCAGTTGGCCAGACCGGCGGATGGCGCACGTTTTTTGCACCACGTTATTCGAGTTCGGGAAAAAATGACGTAAGAATGGACAGCGAAGATATGAGGAGAGCCTCCAGTCAAATTTCTGCGTCTGGAAGAAACAGATGGTGGAGAGGAGAACAAACAGAATCCCCGCAGGTATTCATTAAGGCTTTAAATGAGGCACTCCGCTTGGATTCGCCAGATGCATGGGAAAGGGTATACGACCTTGGCCGAGGGCGAATCGCCTATTGGAAAAATAGACGCGACACAGCACTTGCAAGTTGGAGGGCAAGCAAAAAGGGGTCTGGAGCCCAACCACAGGCAAGATCCCAAAATGCTATACAAGACTTGATTTTTTCTGGAGAACAAGTCGACATGACCCAGCAAGTTCTTGCGAAATTCATTACACCGGAAATGTTCGACCGATTCCGCGACAAGGAAAAGGCAAACAGAGCATCTGCCGCAAAGAGCAAAAACAAAAAACGTGCGATCAAGGAACTGATTCGTGCTGGCCTATATCGAAAATCATCAAAGCCATTGGCGAGCGGTATTGATTCAGAAATTGCTCCCGACGTTGATGCAAACGGAAATCTCAAACGAAAGCGCACCCCACAAGAACTTCTCGAAGCGGTCGTAGCCCATCAGGCCACAGGACAATTGGATACAACGGATGTAGGGGTTGCCGACCTAATCGAATTGGATGAGGGTGATATCGATTACCTGGTTCAGCTGTCGGACGCCTACGAAGGCCGCATGTTTATAAAGAGGGGGGCAGCTGTGCCGGACCCAGATCTGGGAAGGAGAGCACAGCGTGATACTTGGCTATATATCCACGCAACCGCATGGGAATATGGGGGGTACAACGACGGGCCGGTACATATCCACAGAGATGAAATCGCGGATCTTGTGGCGGCACGAGAAGCGGATGGAACGCTTGCCGTACTGCCAATTACTCGTGGACTTTCGGCTGACGACCAAGCATCACGAACAGCACAGGTGGAACAATTTGCCAAGGGCGAACGCTGGATCCCCGGATCGGGTGGTACGGCCTACGGCAACGGTGAAAACTTTGGCCACAACCCGTATGGTCTCTACTCGTATCACGACGGTGCGGGCGGATCTATTCTTGCTTTCGTGCCGGTGTCGGCAGAAGCTGTTTTGATGGACGACATGACCATAATCCAGGACCAGGTACATGAAACATTGTGGGCCCTGGATCACGCCGTCAGAAAACCGAACGAAGAAAGTCTCACCATCACTACGCCAACGATAAGGGGCAAACAAATTTTCCAGAACACCCACGGTGACAGGTACACGAATGCAGTAAAAGGCTCAATCGACCCAACAGACGCAGCGGCAGTTGACAATCAGCTCTCTCGAATTCTCCGAGTAGCACAACAGTCCGGCTACGGTAATAATCGCGCTGCTCGATATCAAATGCAGGTAGTGAAAGACAGAATCGCCGCCCAAGTCAAACGAATGGCCGATGCATGGGTTCAACTCGAAAGAAGTTATGACAGAACGCAACCAATGAGCGCTGCACAAAATGTTCGCATTCGGCAAGCACAAAGAGCGCTAATGCACGCAGATGCGACAACTCTGGCTTCGATTTTGGGTTATGACATAACGATAGCCGACGGTGCGAGTAGTTTTTCAAACGGCGAAGTTGCAACGCGACAATTTTTTTCAACTATTCGTATCGCTCAACAGGGAAGCAGGGCTGACGGTATCGGATCCATCAACCACATTAACGTTTTGAACAGATCCGCAATGATTGTTTCACAGGATGGATGGGTTGTCGATGACATCGTTGATGCCATCAACGATGTGGTTGACGCAAACGGCAATCCAATTTACAAACTAGAGATTCCCTGATATGAAAAACTCAAAAAACGAAAACAGTGAAATGGGCCTTGACGTCTCCGACATAATCAATGATCTCGACGGTCAAAAAATTATAGTTTTGAATCAGTTCCGCTTTCCTCCTTTTACTTTGCGAAACAACACGCCCAAAATGATAAAGATTTTCGATGAAATGATGAAAATTTACTCGAAATCCAGAAACCTGGCCGTCGGCGGAAAACTGAAATCTGCGAAACAAACTTTTGCGCCATTGGTAGGCAATTACCCAGAAATGTTCAAGGAAGCTAATCAGTGGATAAAAAAGTCGAACAATGATCCCATTCGCGCTGCGGAGATATATAGGGGTACATCCGAATACAAACCGGGCGATCTGGTTGCGCCACTGTATCAAGACGGGTGGGTGCCGTGAGAAAAAAGCGTCGTATCACCGGAAAAAATCAAAGAAACAAGAAGCGATGGGAAAAACTTCGTCAAAGAGGCATATATTCGATCGAAACGCTTCCCGACGGCGGTCTGGTCGGTAACAATGTTTCCAGGTAGCAACATGTATTATGGTTTTGCTTCCCCATCCGCCCTGTGTGTGGCGAGTTTCAAGAATCGGAAGATCTAATGGAAATCATCACCAACCCAGAGACCGATTACGTGGTCGAGGCAAAAAACGTCGGGGTATCCCGCCGTTTGCGTCCGACCGACCCTGACGTCTTCTCCAATCCAGACTCGGCCAGAGTCAGGGCGCGTCAGCTCGGCTGTATCGGTATCAGGAGATATGATTCACAGTCTGGTGGATATGTATGGATGCCGTGCACAAACGAGTCTGATTATCGCAGACAAATGGGCACCAGTCACTCCGGTCGTTTGCAGCGCAGAAGAGAAATTCAAACAGAAATCAGAAGATTTGTTCGCGGCAAAGCTCTTGAAGAGATCGACGAAAAGTCTGGCGCATACACAAAGCCAGAACTTAGAAACAGAATCAAAAACAGGATCATGGCCGGCTCCAAGGGCGGTCGTCCTGGTCAGTGGTCTGCGAGAAAAGCCCAACTCCTTGCACAGGCTTATCGCAAAGCTGGTGGGGGTTACAAGGGCGGCAAAGACAAAAGACAAAGAAGTCTTTCAAGATGGACTAGACAAGATTGGACTACGTCTGACGGAAAACCGGCCAATAGACCGGGTGGGATGCGCAGATATCTTCCACGTGCCGCATGGTCACGTCTTACTCCTGCCCAGGTGAGAGCAACGAATAGAAAGAAAATTCAAGGCTCAAGATCCGGATCACAGTTTGTAAGAAATACCGAGTCGGCGATGAACGCTGCAAGAAATGCGCGCAAACAACTCAACGAGTTGATGTTCAACCAAAAAGCACTTGGGGCAACAATTGGCCGTACAAGAAGAGGTCTTCGCGGCGTGACAGCAAGATTTGATCCCGACGCAAGAGACGCCGACAGCGACAAAATAATTCAAGAAGGAACAATTTACGAACGTCCAGATACACCCAATAAGCCCGAATTAACCATTCCGGCGGTACGTCGAATCGTGGTGCCGGAACAACAAACAGTCGCGCGCCGTATGCGGCGAATCGACGACGGAAGCGGTCTCATCGGAGCGATGGCCGACAACAAAAATCCGAAAAAGGGCGTAAAGACGAGAACGCAAAGATCCGATACGGTGCTATCCCGCCTGGGGAACCCAAACGCCGACCCACCGCCAGAGGGGAGCAGAATTGTCAGCGTTGGCCGTTGGGGTAAACGACCCGAGCTTCCCAATCAGGGTGTAGAGGATTTGGCTAATATTCTTATTGATCGTGGTCTGTATTTCAAAAGGAAGGGCAAAGGCGATCATTTCATCTATGCAATGGACTTTGTGGCACCGGACGGATCAAAACACCAACGCCAGGTAACTCTGTACGCAACCCTTGACATGGGGACGCTGCGCGACAAAGCCATCGACGCGGGAATGTTGCCCCTGAGTGCTGTGGGCCAGAAGCCTGGCGCCATCAAGCTAATACTTGCCAAACAAACAAAATACAATCTCAAAAAAGAACAAAAAGATGCAATTTTTCAAGCTTTTGACGAATTGGCACAAGTAGATGTCACAAACGCTGATGGCAAAGATCCGTTTCCCGGCTTTTTTGCCATCGAACGTCGAGCGCAAGAAATTGCGGCTGCACCAATTCCGCTGCAAGAAATAAGAAATTTCTTGGAGAATGACGACTCCGGACGAATAAAACGATCCATAGCCGCGTCAAAACGACGCGCTAAAGAAATCGGCGCACAACTACAAAAAGCTAAAGGCCGTCTGTCCCCAGAGGACCAAAGATGGTGGAATCTGTGGACGGACGTTCAAAAGTCTGAGACCGATCCAATTAATTCTCTTTCTCAGTTGCAACAAACCGAACTTTTGGCCGAGCTGGGTAGAATCCCATCCGACCCGAGCTATCTCACGTCAATACAATCAGACCTCGACCTCGTTGCTGAATTTGGACCGATCAACTTTTATGGTGTTGAGGTACCAAAAGCCAATCTAGATCCCAGGATCCTCGATCGCATAACTCTTGTGTCCAGAGCGAAAAACCCCGAGTTTTACGACTTTGCCGAATGGAGAAGGGCGCGAATAGCAAAAGGTGAATACCTGGACAACCTTGAAGAAGCCAAATCGAAACTCGGCGGTCTTTCCGGAGCGATGCGTGCCGACGGCAGTCGCCGTTTTTCTCGTCGCTATTACCGTGCCAGCGGCCTGACTGGAGCCATGAGCGGCGATGAACGCAAATCCGATTATGCAAGAAAACAAAGAATCTGGCAAGCCAACATTATTTCGCAGGTTCTTCTACGCAACCAGGCCGAAGCGATTCGTCGCCAAAACATGACACCAGAACAGCTGGCAAAAGAGCCTCCTCTTCCGTTCCCGAATTGGACGGAACAATTTGGGACGCTTGACGTTGCGACAATTAGTGGGGCACCAGGAGTCACCTCGTTCTCGCACAGAGTCGTTGACTTGCTCTACAAGAGACTTGAACGAGAGTGGGGACCAAACGAAACGCAAATCTTTGGAGAAATAAAATCTTTCAAGATTTGGGACGCACCAATGTCACGGCTCGACATCGAGAATCTTGGGGCCAACAAGAGAAAAATTGTTGCAGCTTTCATCGAAGAGACCGTAAAACTTGATCCGAATAGCCCGTTTGCACAATTTGATCCTGTCAACATGCCCGACTCGGATGTCGACATGTTGTGGCGTTCCTATGTGATTCCCGAACTGCTCAAACAGCCGGGAACATCCGTTATGCCAATGGACGATATTCCGTTCGAAATCGACCCGACAAAAGAAGAGTTGATCCGAAACTACACCGAATATCTTGAGTTGAAAAAACTTGGTCTGCAAACAGCCATGACGCAACAAGATTTTGATTCCGGCATGGCCGAGTTGCTCGACTCCACATCAAAGGATTTCGAAGATTTTGTCGGCCAAATAAACAAAGCCTATGATGAATACAAACAAACCGGAACGCTGCCCGGTCAGTTCACTGATGAATCGCTGATCAATCCGGATACGGGCAACATTTTCACAGAGGAAGAGTGGCGCAAATCTTTCGACCAAGCTGCCCAAGACATGATGGAGAAAACGTCGAGGTACAACGAAGCCGCACAGGAACTCGCAGTAGCCCAAGGTCTTTATGGATCTCTTTGGGAGATTGGGCTCAGGCTCAAATATCTGAAGCCAGAAGACATGGAGAACCTGAATGACGACGCCGCAGACGCGATTGACAATATGCAGGAAATTGATCCGCTTCCAGATCTCGACCCCAGAGACTTGACTTTTGACTCCGAGGCCACAACAAAACTTGCGCAAGATTCAACCTTTGGCTGGATGTGGAGAAGATTCGTCAGAAACGCAAGAGACTGGGCGTATCCGTTGGCAGAGAAGTATCACGGATACGACATTCAGCAACACCGCTACGTACGACCAGATTTTATTGACGGAGACCAGTATGAGGCCCCAAAGACAGAGCGAGTAGATCCTTCCAAACTGGATTGGGACAAACTTCTAGAATTGATCGAAGCAAGCAGTCACCTGGATGACATCGATCTTCCGGGTGTCAAATCAATTATTGCCAAATCGCGCGAAACGCGCGCAAAAAAACTCGCTGCCGACAAGAAAACCTACGTTGATTCCAAAACGGCTGCAGGTCAGGCCGAGCGAGACAAGATTTGGACGATGTTCGAAACAGATGGATTGACCGCACAGGAAATTGCAGCAAAGCTCGACATATCTGGTTCCGTGGTTGACAGAGTTCTCAAGAACGAGAGCAAATCACGCGGTCTTACTACGCAGCAATTTAACGCACTCGGCAGAAAGGCCGCATCTGCTGCAGACAGCCGAGAAGAGCAGTTCAGGGTAGACCTTGCCAACTCCGAGGTAGCGCGAATCAAAGAAATAACAAAAGGAACACCGGAGTCGTACCTTGATACGCTCCGAGAAGCACGCCAGTACTACAAGGATGTCTCAACAGAGGCAAATGCCAGTTACCGTTCAGCGCGTCGACGCTATGCCGAACTGGCCACACTGGCCAACATGTTGTTGATGGATCTTCCAGATGGAAGAAAGTGGGACCCCAACAAAGAGTCGGCGGCAAATTTTAAGAATAGATGGCTCAGGCGCGTAGCCGCTATCTATCCAACTCTCGTGACGATTGCTGGTCAGGTGGACGCAATGCAGTGGCACAGCGACGACAGAGTCAGCGCTTCAAGAAGAATACTTGACAGAGCCGGATTAATGATCCGTCGGATCGATGTCGAAATTGAGCGAGCAAAAGCCGTAACCGGAATCACCGACCTTGAAGATCTTCGCAAGAGACACAATATTCAGGCGATAAGCGTCGTCAAAGAACTGGCGCGAAAAGCAATTCGCGGCCAACACCCAAATATGACTGACGCAGAGATCGACAAGTTGTTTGAATCTACTGGCACCGAAGACGGCCTAACGGGCGCTATGGCAGGAGCGATTCGTGGAGCTTCTCGCGGCAAGAAAGCAAGAGAACTTTTCAAGTATTCGAGCAGAAACTCCGGAGATAGAAGAGGCTTCTTGAGCCGCCTTGCCGACACAATGCCAGACATGAGACACAACCAATTTGTTAAGAAGATGGCCGAATGGCTGGATGGCTTGGAGGATCAGTTCTCATCACCACGCGCAAGAACAAGAAGAATGACCGGCAATTTCCCCGCCTCTAGTCGCGCGCAACTGCGGGCTCGTCGAACACTAAATGAAATCCGCAGGGCGAATCAAGACGATTTCGGCCTTGCGAGGTCCGCCCGTGAACGCCAAATGATCCGTGGCTTGTCCAGAAGCGCGAAAAAATCCAAGATCAACGTCCGCAGATATTTTGACGGCCGCGATGATCAAGAAGACATCAAATGGTCAAGCAATGACTGGTCTTATGGAAAAGTAAAGCCGATTCGCGCAGCCGACATGGTCGTCTATAGGCGCAATCCGAACGAAAAAGATCCCTTGAAATCGATTGAGGTTTTGGTCATTGACCGCAAGAGCGGCCCGTTCACTGGGGCGAGAGCGCTTCCTGGTGGACTGAATGATGAAGGTGAAACCCTCGTGGAAACGGCAACGAGGGAGGTGAGAGAGGAAGTCGGCATATCGACAGACGGTATGCAGGTCCAAAATCTTGGAATCATCCAGTCACGCGATTGGGATCCGCGTTTTGTCGAGGGTGTAACAGTGCAGGGAATGTCCGTAAAAGTTCCCTATTCCACGGAAGCTGTTGCCGGCAGCGACGCAAAGAAAGCCCGGTTTGTTCCTCTTGCTGAGATCCTTGACGGAGATGGTCACATTGCTTTTGGTCACGCTGCATTCATGAAGGAGGCCCTGAAGAACGAGGATTTTAGGGTTGTGGAAAAACTCGAGATTCACGAGCGAGCAGGAAGAATTCGCAACAGAAGACTCATCGAAAAAATCAACATCAACAGACAAGCGGCTGGACAAAAGCTCTTCCCGGTCGCAAGCGATGATGAAGTTGACAAAGTATTTGATTTGATTCGACCCAGCAATCCTCGTTATAGCACTCTCAACGACCCGGCATCCGGTTTGACTGGAGCAATGTCTCAGCGCTACGACATCAGAGTCAATTCAGACGGAACATTCGACATTATCGACACTCAAAATAACAATGCGAGAATCGCCGGGCCGTTCAAATCGAGAAAACAAGCTCTCTACGGTGCGATAAGGAAAGACAGGGAGCCTGGTTTTGATCCACAAATACTTCTGGGCAGGAGAAAAAAGAAACCCGGCGCCAAAAAAGCCACACGCAAACGTCGAAAACCAGAACAACTGTCTCTAAATTTTGGCGACAATGAAACAGCTAGCAGACTGGATCAATCAAAAGATGGGTTAACTGGCGCGATTACAACGACGGAATTGCTCACCACACTTGGGATCCAGATGCCGGCCAGCACAATGCAGCAAAGTGATTTCAGTAGAGGGGTGTCAACGTTGTCCCATTATCAGGACAGACAGGTTGTTGATGCAATAACCGGAGACAAGCCGTACGTCAATTTACAAAGATTTAACTCGCTGTGGGTTCCGTATCGAGAAGGGGTCCAGGCGATTGTTCCGGATGCGGAGAGGCGGGCCCAACCCATCATTTACCTTATTGGCGGACCGAGTGGATCTTTGAAGTCAACCATCCGCGAATCTGGTCTTGCTGGCATACCTACACGCACCCAGGCAATCACGATCGACCCCGATGAAGTGAAATTGATAACGCCGGAGTACTTTGCTCTCACGGTACAGAAAAATAGAATTGCGGCCAACATTGTTCACGACGAAAGCAAAGCGGTGGCTATCAATTCACTTAAGTTAGCAACTCTCAGAAGCGAAGGCGAAATGAGGGTACTGAGACAAGGAAAAGACATCGTCTATGACAGCCTCGGCCAACTCCAAGACTCTGAAATCACAGACGCGATCGAGCAGCTCAGGGTGGCCGGATATAAAGTTATCGGTTACTATTTCTTTGCAGATGAGGACACCGCATCGAAGCGTATGCGTGAAAGAGCGAGAAGAACAGGCAGAAGAGTTCCCAATGGACTGTATGACCAAAGCATGAATGGAATTCAATCTCGCATAGGCAATTCCATAAGGAACCGCGATCTGTTTGACGAACTCGTTATGTTCGACACGAGCGATGCTTCCAATATTCAACGTGCCGTCGTATATATTAAAGATCCGGCACAGGCAACGGCGCTACTAAGCGCAAATCCCCCGCAAGGCAGGACGGTCAATAATGCGCGTAAGACTCGTGGCCAATTGACAATCGAGCCCATAACGAGACCAGACGGAACGGTCGGTGATTCATTCCTGATCCAGGCATTGAATATCGACAGATTGACGAATCACTAAGAAAGGTCAGATCATGGTTGACAAAAAACCCCAAAAACTCTCTGATTTTCGCAAAAATCCGAGTCTTGGCGAAGTTGAGCGTATGGCGATTGCTGCTTCACGAAAGATGAAATTTGAAGAGGCGGGCGTCAAAGACACCCCCCAGAACAGAAAAGACTGGGCGGCGCTTGTCAAGGATTTCGATGAAATGGAGAGGGATGGGATTACTGCGGAGATTCCGTTCACCTGATAGGCCTTCCGCCATAAACCAACAAATGTTTGTTACTCTAAGTGAAGACATATTTGCTGGGTGCTCACCTGAGTGGTTGTCTCACCAAAAAATCCAAGCAATTTCAAAGATCCAGGAGGATCATTTCCAATGTCAGATAAGTCAAGAGTGAGGGAGCTGCAGACAGCCCTCCGCACAAAAATGGCTGACAACAAGGCGATTGCCGACTCCTTTAAAGTCGAAGACGGCACCGTCATCGTTTCAGCAGATCAGAAGGCCGCGTTCGATCGCAACATGAGCGACATCCGCGAGATCAAGTCCCTCATTGAGGGTCTCGAGCAGATGGACGATGTTTCGTCGTGGTCGTCAGAGCCGCAGACAGAGTCTGTTGCCGCACAGGTCGCCGTTTCACCGGCCGAGTCGCGTGGCTACAACACCAGGTCGATCGGTCAGGCGTTCCTTGAATCACCAGAGTTCAAGGCGCTCGGCGCCGGTAAGAATGGTGCGAACATGGTTTCGCCATTCACGTACAACGTGAAGGATGTCTTCTCGGCTATGCCGACCGGTCCTGCTTCTCCGATTGTCTCGGTTGAGCAGTTCGGCACGTTCCAGCGTGATCCGATGGTTGCTTCTCCGACCCGCACACGTCGCGTTCGTGACCTTTTCCCGGCACGCACAACGACAGCAGCGGTCATCGAGTACTTCCGTCAGATCGGTTACACGTCGCCGGCGGCACTCAACCCTCCAACGAACAACGCCGCCATGGTCGCAGATCGTTCGGGTGCTGCGTTTGGTGCAAAGCCGCAGTCAGGCCTGAAGTTCACAGGTCACCAGGCACCGGTTCGCACGATGGCCCACTGGGAAGCCGCTCACCGCAACGTCCTTGCGGACGAGCCACAGCTTCGCAGCATCATCGACAACGAACTGATGTACGGTCTCCGTCTCCTCGAGGACGATCAGCTCCTCAACGGTGACGGAAGCGGCGAGAACCTCGAGGGCATCCTTGAGGTCTCCGGCATCCAGACCTACGACTGGTCGTCTGGCGCATCGACTCCAGTTCCGGACACGAAGGCTGACGCGATTCGTCGCGCCGCAACGCTTTCGTTCCTCGCGTACTACGAGCCAACGGGCGTCATCATGCACCCGACAGACTGGGAGCAGATCGAGCTGTCGAAGGACCTCAACGGCCAGTATCTGGTCGCTGTGTCGGTCGCACTCGGCGGAACCCCACGCCTGTGGAGAATCCCGGTCATCGACACTCCGGCCATGGATCAGGGCACTGCCCTTGTCGGTGCGTTCGGTACAGCGGCTCAGATCTACGACCGCGACTCGGCCAGCATCCGCATCTCGGAGCAGCACGCAGACTTCTTCGTGCGCAACGCGATCGTGATTCTCGCAGAGCAGCGTCTCGCTCTCGCCGTCAAGCGTCCGGAAGCGTTCGTCAAGGTCACGTTCGACGAAGCGCCCAGCGCCTCATAACAGCTGAAACGCTGTAAGTCGCAGCCCCCGCCGGAGCCCCCAAAGGGTGAAGGCGGGGGTTTCGGCTTTCTAGGCCATGAAATTCAGTACGTTTAGCGAGGTAATCTATACACATGCCAAAACGAATTGTTTTCGATCCAAACGCCAAGGATGGCGACGGAGATTTCAAGGTTCAAGACGGCACCCCGTTCGAGCGACCCAACAAACCGTCAATACCAAAAGTCGTACCGAACTTATCGGCCAACAGGAGCAAACGATGGGGGAAAAGTAAACCATCTTTAGCAAGTAGCTATAAAAGAACAGTACCGCTCAGGCCAACCAACGTATCCCCGGGGGAAGTCTCGACGGGCGGGTTATTCAAAATGTCCGAGATCTTCAAACAGGATCTTCTGCGTGGTTTGACACCTGCCGAACAACAAAGTTTTCTCGGTGTTGACAGAAGAACGTTCGCCAAAATGAAAAAAAATGACGCGTCGCTGACTTCTTTTGCGGCCGACAATTTGGCACTGAATGCCTTTGGATATCACCCAATAGAAATTTGGGGCGAAGTCTGGATGACCGAACAGATCCTTTATCCGAAAAAAAGTCAGATTCCCCCAACACCAATAACCGACATTGAGGAAAGTTATTTGAAATTGAGAGCCGAAGGAAAAAGTGGACCCGAAATCGCAAAAAAGCTTGGTGTTACCAGACAAAGAGTGGCTCAACTCAAAGCATCTTCATTGAAAAAAAGAGACCAGCAATCACTTCTTGAAGACGATGAACTGGAAAAAAGAGATCGTATATCGGCCGCAGCAGATGCTGCTTTTTTGGACACTGGAGTTAGTCCAACGGGTCTGATTGGGAGGATGGCCGGGGATCCACCGGATGATCACCCCATGTGGGAAACACCCCAAGATAGGGAAGACCGCGAACAGGCTTTTGCGGATTTTATATTTGAAAAATATATTCAGCCGTGGGAAGCAGATTTCTGGGAACGGAATGGTCGTAACGCGACCGAAGACGATCTATACGAACTCTTGAATTCAGTTGACGAAGAAGAGATACGGGAAAGTTTTGAGGCGGAGACAGGAATCAGCTCCTGGGGACTCGAGTACGACGAAGTCGGTGATGTGCGTGTTGCCGATTGGGCCGAAGCGGGATTTATGACGCAGGAGGAATACGACCTGTGGTATGACAATCCTATCGTGCAGGACAATTTCGTCAGTGATAAAAATTGGAGAGACAGCGCAGCCTACAAGACCTATGGCGGAACCGAAGATTTGATGAATCGCAACATCGAACAACACGGCAAATTCAATTCGTGGGCCCAAAACGAAGAATGGTACAAATTTCACAACGATCATTTCGACTGGTGGGCATTTCCGATCGAAGAACCATCAAATACCTACGGTGAACAATTTCGTGTTCCGGGTGACGAAGTCAAAAAATTGAGATCTGACAAAGAGTTTTTGAAGCGCCTTGATGACAATTTGATCAATGTCGCCGCCGCCTACGGGTGGGACATCAAGGCGGGAAGATGGATCCCCGATGACATCAGACACCGAGATCAGGTACCGCAAACCCTTTCGCAAATCCGTCTCTACAAGATGGCCAGATCCGCACTCGTTTTCGGGCGATGCTCCCACTTCAGGTCACTTCAAAGAATGTACGACAACCTCGCATCTTTCGGGTGGTACAAAGGCCAGGACCTAGGCTTCTGGGCAAAAGATCATCCGTGTTCACAGAGCTAAAGGCAAAAATTGCTCAAAAATCCGCGTGAGACTCAATAAATTCAATGAGTCTTGCGGCAGTCGTGTCACCGTCGCCGGCAGGGGTGGATCTCAAAAATCTGATGAATTCATACCATCGCCGCTGCTGATCCGCGTTATCGAATACCAGGGTGTACTGTACGACGGATTTTTGTCCAAGACTCGCTTTTGCCGCACCCATCACGGCCGCTTTTTGCGAATCTATTTGGATTGCGTTTGGCTGCTGGGCGTCTTGTTGACCGTAAGAAGAAATGGGGACGGGGAGCGGCTCTACGATCGCCGGAGGAACATACCCACGCTCGACGCCTACCTCTACGTGGGCCAGTTCCTCCATTGCGGCCATTTCGAAGTCATCCCAACCCAGGTTTTCGACAAGGTCTTTGTAGTCAAGAGAAACTTCTTGGATCATCTGAATTAGTGAATCTGGATCAGAAGAACCGATTTCGCTGGTCCTATTGTCCGCAAGAGCAAATGCAATCGACTTGCGGTCATCCTCGTTCATTTGAACTGCGGCAATCGAGTCCCAACCGAGTGATTTAGCTGCTTCAACTTGATGGTTTCCGGCAAGGACGGTAAACGTTCCGTCATCGTTCGGTCTGACAACAATCGGTTTTACTTGACCGAATTCCGCGTATGACGCCGCTATGGCGCTGACGACTCCCCTTCGTGGGTTGCCTTCCAGAGGAACAAGTTTTTCGATCGGAAGAACAAGCGATGCAAGAGACGGATTAATCTTCATCTGCAATATTTTTTGTCACTGGCCGCGGTTTCTTTTTGCCGACCGGACCGTGCAGGTCGTGGGTTCGCAGCGGATGTCCGACCGGAAGTCTTTGGCGTTTTTTACCAGCTTTTGTTCCAGGAACCCATTCGATTTGTTTCGTAATCGGGTTGATTCTCCGTCTTTGCTGAGGCCCGCTCCTGGTTGACTTTGATTTCTTTTTTCCCATAAATCAAAGATTAGTTCGCTGCGCGATGCCGTGGCGGAGGTTTTTATTTGAGTCTCTCTACGATTGTTTTGCAATTCGTTTCATTTATCTCAATACCTATGGCCCTTCTACCTGTCCGTTTTGCCGCAACCAACGTTGTTCCACTCCCAGCGAACGGGTCAATGATCGCCTGGCCAGGATTGGTGTGGTTGAGAACGAGACGCCTGATGAGAGACACCGGCTTTTCGTATGGGTGGTCGGTTTCTCCTTCGACAAGGTCGGCAAAAACGTTGGTGTATTGACTCCAATGCCTGCCGGTGTTCCACTGCAAGTTTCCACCGATGAAAATCATTTCCACAAACCTCGAATACCGTTTGCTGGTGTTTTTGGTGCTTATCGGCTTTATCCAAAAACAAAACTGATCAGAGTTCACCCACTGATTCTCCGGTGGCATGAAAACAATTTTCCCGTTGGCCACTCTCAAAAAATGAGAATCTATTTCGACTATTTGCTGGGGAGAAAGTTCGTATGGTGGATCAGTAATCACCACCTCGGCGAATTTCACGGAAATTCTTGGAAGAATCTCGAAAGAGTCACCACAAAAAAGAGTGACGTTCTCATCTTCGTAAAACAAATGGGCCGAAGGTCCGGGCTTCTTGGCTTCGCTCATTGAATCAGCCGAATGGTTTTTTGTCCATCCAGTACGACCACCACATTCGACAACGCCGAATATCCAGAAGAATCCACACAGACAACGGCACCAACACCGCGAAATAGCCCAGAGCAACGAAAGCGTAAGCCATGAATACGTAGCGAGGAAACACCAAAATCCATCCAGTCGCTCGCTGGGCCCGGATCATTTCTTCGCCAACGAACGCGATCACCTCGAACATCAAAAACAAAACGCCGACAAAAATTACGTCTGCCACCATTTCAGCAGATGTCCTTTATGTCGTACAGTTCCGACTGGGGGATTGCATATGTCTGCGGTCGATCTACATCACCCAGGCTGTCAAGCCACTTTGGGTTCTTGGCCACCACTCCCTGCATGTAGCCGCGAATCACATAATTCGGGCAAGACCCGGTGACCAAAACATATTTGCAGTAATCGTCATCCGCAGGGCGAACGATCAACTTCCCTGTCGCATACGGGGTCCATCGAACCTGCATCAAGCCGGAAAGATCCGGAACTTTGTACGTTCCGTTAGATCCATCCCAATAAATATCAAAATGTTTTGCGACGGCCATCTCCGCACATGCACCCTCTATGTGCTCCGCCCATCCATGACCATTTTTAAAACCATGCTGATTGGCGCTGTTCCGATAGATGGCGGTCACAACTCTACGAACCCCAACATTCGATGCCGTGGCATATTCGAAAGGTTCAAGCGTTATCGCCACGGCCCACGGCAATAAAGATTCTTTTTCGGTCAGGGTCATGATTGAAGTTCCTTCCAAAACTCTATTTGATATTCGGCATGGAATTTTGCCGCTTCGAGCATTTGGCCCAACGCCAAAAACACCTTCGGATCGACGACCACCGGTTTCACTTCAATTGGGTTTTTGTTGGAGAAAAGACACGGCTCGGATGCTGCCATCAGCTTGACGACCAAACCTGGTTGGATGTTCGCCGACTTGAGAATCTTCGACGGTTTGCCTGTCATCTCGCACTCGCGATACGCCCTGTCGGCGATCTCCATGCGAGCCTTCTCTCGCTCATACTCCTCGATGTCATGGGTGTCCCTGGATGTCATTCGGGGAGATCCGCCAGTGGGCAAATTGCGGAGGCCCAATCGTCGTACTTTTCTATAGTCCATTCGTCAATATGAAAAATTGACTCCGCCCACTTTTCAAATTCTTCATCTGACATCTCGGCAACCGAATCAAATGTCTCGCCCAGATGTGCTTCATGCTCCACATTTTTCTCCATGTTTTCCTCCTGGTGGGCCGAGTGGGAATTGAACCCACGACCAACACCTTATAAGAGTGCTGCTCTAACCACTGAGCTACCGGCCCAGACCGAGCTGGTTTTAGAGCCAGGCAGATTGTTTGTTTTGTTTGACGGCCGTTGTCTTCTCGACAACAACTTTCGCATTCGGCTTCACAACCACTTTCTTCGCCGCAGACTTCTTCTTCGTCTTCGGCTTCTTGTTCGCCGCCGGCTTCTTCTTGACCACCGGCTTCTTCTTCACTTTCTTCGCTGCTTTCTTTTTCGTTGCCATGATGGCTCCTTACTTTGATTCTTCCTGGTTGAGGAACTCTTGTTCCGCTTGGTAAAGAGCAGCGTACTCCTCCGAGTAGCGGTGTTGAAGCACCAGCAATGCTCGGCGTCGCGCTTCCTGGCGGACCCGGTTGCGGTGAGCCTGCTCTTCCACGCTGAGCTTCTTCCTGCTCTTTCGGCCGATACCGCTCTTGACCAGCTTGTCGTATTCGCTAATGGGCTTGAGTGATTTTGCCATTTTCGCTCCTTGTAGATAACTATTGAACAAGAATCATATAAGCGGGTACAGCGTTACACAACCCACAAATCCCTGTATTCGGGTAGCCTCGCCCAAAGTTCTATTACCCGATCTTCCACCGAGCGGCTAATACTTTCGCGATGGTAGGGGTCATAAATCGTGCCCCTGATGGCATTGGCTACATTCGGCTGCCTATTGATGAGCATATTGAAATACAGTTGGCCGAGCCGGATCTCGTCCCCGTTACCCCTACGAATCTCGTACAGGTACTGCTCGTAAACCGCGATCTTGAACTCCATATACGCGATTTCGGCCGAAATTTCGCTGACAATATGCCGATGTTCGGTATTCCATGCGTCCATACCCCCATCCTAGCCGGGGGGTTGCTATTTCTGATTACACACTATAGTCTGTTAGCAACATACATAGATTAGCTCCACAAGGAGGAGTTATCAAATGGCAAGACAACACGGAAGCAAAGCAGTTATGAGGCTTTTCAAGGAGCTACAAAAACTCGGCTTCAACGTAGTAACTACGAAAAAGGGGAGCTACAAAATCCACCCCCCGGCACACATCGGAGGGCCCGTCTACTTCACCCACGGAACACCGCAGTCGATCAAACCCATCGTGTCCGACATGCGAAAGATCTACGGCGTCGAAGTGCCGGTCAAAGACCTATAGATCTAGTTGCTGTCGCATCACCCGGCAACAAACTAAGATTACTGAAATGAGCATAGAAGTTCGCCGCATCGAAATCGGCGACATACCACCGACCACACCAGACGCGTACGTCGATAACGCCGCAGTCAAACACGCATCCGATGCCCTGATCGACCATGCCCGAAAATACGGTTTTCCGGTCGCCTACAAGCAGGAACAAAACGGCCGCCTCGTACACAACCTGATCCCCAACAAAGAACACGAAAACGAACAAATCTCCGGATCATCAAAAGTCGAACTCGAATTCCACACAGAATCCGCGTTCCACCCATACAAACCATCCCACATCCACCTCCTGTGCCTCAGGGGCGACGAAAACGCCGCAACAACCTACGCAAACATCGACGACATTATGAACGAGCTCACCTCGCCAACGATCGAGAACCTGCAAATACCCTGGTATGAAACCGGCATCGACAAAAGCTTCAGAATCGGCGGAGCGGCCGCCACAAAAATGATCGTTACACCACTACGCAAAACATGCGGAGCCTGGGAAATCTGCTACGACGGAGAACTCACAAACGGGATAAATTTATCCGCAAAAGAAGCGCTCATCGCCCTACGCCAAGCCATAAAAACAGTCCACAAAGAAATCACCCTCAAAACCGGCGAACTCCTCACCATCAACAACAAAACAACCATCCACGGCCGCAAACCCTTCAAAGCCCGCTACGACGGAACCGACAGATGGCTCCAACGCGTCCTCACCATCAACCCCATACCCCCACAATCACACCTCGACGGCAACATCATCACCACAGACTTCAAGGTTTAAACAAAGAAATACAACACTCCCCACAATTCATCGCCAACACCCCAGGACCCATCTGCAAATTCAACTCATAAAAAATTTTCGTGTCCAAACCACACAAATCACAAGCCGACGAATTCGGATCCACCTGCCTCATATGATCCGGAGCACACACCAAACAAGCAACACTCCGATACGCCGGCAAAATCACATGCGGCCGAGAAAAAGGCAACGAATCAATATGCGGACAAAAATTCACACACCGACGTTCAAGCTCATCCAAAACGTCCCCAAGACGCAAACAAATCTCCCTCGCCACATCACCCTCAACAGACTCCAACCCAATCTCAAAACCCCTACTCAAATAATCGTCAAACAACCTCTGAGCACCAACAGCCGCCTCAGACATAAACTTATCCAACAAAACATCATCAGAAAAATCAATATGATCCGGCTCACGAACACGAAACCTGGCCTCACCCACAACACCACACTACCCACAACCCAACCAACAACAAAAAGCACCCCCTAAACAATGGCCAACCAACGCAAATACATATGGACTTGCCCCAAATGCGGACAAACCCTCACCCTCCACATCAAAGCAACCGAAGTCATCTGCCGAAACAAAGAAGCCCACACCTCCACCCCAATCAAAATGCTCCCAACCCCCAAAACCAGCCCACCAACCAGATAAATCCAAACAAAAACCGAGCCCCAAACACTGGCACACACCTGCCCACCCCCGCCGCCGGCGCGCGAAAAGTTTCGGAAGCCCCGTTGACAAAACCAAGACTGGCTCGACAACATAATCCTTGACTGTATTGGGGCTCAGGTGATCGTGCGAGCCATGGGATCGACAAGTCAATACCTGTAGGATGTCCATATGCCAGCCGTAAATCGATTCGCTCATTATCAGATTGAGCAACGTCGTCGACTGGCGATCCGCATACTGGCCATTGTCTGGTTATTTGCTTTGCTTGCTCTCGATCTGAAAACCGACGTTCCGTTCACCTACACCACGATTGCTTGGTTCGTTTACGTCGCAGTTGTCTTGCTCGCCATCTTTGAGCGCAAGAAATAACCGTTCGTCGATGTTGTATGGTGACGTGGTGTTCGTATTCCTGCACGGGAAACGTGGAGCGTAGACGATGAGCGAATCGAACAGTCCGCTAGCGCCGCTGCTACCCACCCTCACAAACGACTTCCTGTATCACGCCACGTTCCCTGATTGTGAGCAGACGATTCGTCAGGCAGGTATCGTGCCCGGTATCGATAACGTCGTGTACTTGGCCAACAAGGCGGAGTATGCGGCAGGGTTCATCAGGATTCGCAATGGCTTCAAGATGCTCGGCACGATCGAAGTCGAAACTCCCACGGGTGGCACGGAGATGACGTACGACATCAGCCAAACGAATACTGCGATCGTGTGCACGATCCTTGCAGATTTGCTTGATGCTGATGCATTGGCCGTGCACCAAGAGGAGGATGAGGTGAGTGGCTTCTACCCTTTTGATCTCGTGTCATTCAGGTACTCTCGCACTGTGCCGCCTAGTGCGATTCTGTCTTTCGACAGTTTCAGGTTGAAGCGCTTTGATGGCGAGAGTTTCCTGTAGCGCCTACGGGTGACTACAGCCAGGTGATCTCAAAGCCAATCGCTCTTAGACCCTGGCCGAGCGTCTTGAGGTAGACGCCGCGTTCCTGAGGCTCGTCCGCCTTCTCGACTTCGTTGAGCACTTTGCTGAACATCAGGGGGTACTTGCTGTTACCACCTCGCATGATCGTCCGACCTGGTGTAAAGATCTCCTTTTCCCATATGAGGGATCTTGGCACTGTGTACTTGTAGGGCTTCGTCATGAATAGAACTTGTTCTTGGTAGACGTGTGTGAAGGTGATGCACTCCTTGACTACGTCAGGGAGTTTGACGAACGCTTCCGGCAAAGGCATTTCCTGCGTGCGAAGGGGATCGATACTGACGTAGCCTTCGGCGATCATCGTGATCGAATCGATGCCGAGTGCTTGGCGAATGATTACTGATGCGTCGACGACTCGACCGAATCTTACCTCATGTGATTGATCCATAAGCTGCGACGACATCTGGCAGATGGCGCTCAGGAATGGCCCGTTCCAGGCGTAGAGGTTGATGTTGATATCCTCGCCGATTCCATATTCCTTGACTGTCTGCTCTTTGACTTCCACAGCAGACGACACAGCCAATGCGAGCTTGTCTAGTGGTGATGGAAACGATGCTGGAAGCATATCCAATCGTACGCTTTTTTATGTGCCCGAAAATGCATGTTGCGCCACGGGTGAGCTTGCGTCAACTAAGTTGTCTTGTGCAACCGATAGGAGCAGCAATGTCAACAAGCAACAAGAAATCGTCAGCGAAGAAACAGTCAACAGCCAAGAAGAAGCCGACAGTCAAGAAAAACGCGAAGGAAAAAGATGCGCCGTCAGCCGTCGTCGTTTATGCGAACGACATCCAGAAGCCTGCGCTAAGAAAGCGCGTCGTTGCCTGGTTGCTCGGCAGCTGACTATTCGAGTTCGAGATCAGGGCGATCCGAAATAGAGGGTTCCCGGAGTCGCAGTAGATCGATCGCCAAATGGCCGCGTGATGTCGCGACCCAATTCCCGTTATCGAGTTGCATGACCATTCCGTTGTTTTGCAACAGAACCAACGCCCTCTTGCACACTGCCTGGCTTTTGAAAAGAACAGGATTGATGCTCATCAGAGCGGCTTGATCGTAGCCAGTCGAACGTGTCATCCTCGCGAAGTTCAGAGCTATGCGAGTAGTGGACACCCCTAGGGGGATGAATGCGATCATTTCCGCCATTTCTTTCGGCAGTTCCATCTGTTTTCGGCGAAGCTGTTTGCGTCGCCTACGTGCCTCTGGTGTATCAGCCACGAAGCCGCTTTGTACACTTCAGGCAGAATTCGGCCCACGGGTAAGACAGGCGCATGTGCATAGGATGATCGCATTCAAGCACCGATGTGGCTTCTTTGGAAGCCAAGCCACGCAACCATTCGCTCATTGACATGCCTGCTTTTGCGGCTGCGTCCTTCCAGCGTTCGCGCTCTTCGTCTGTCGTGCGAATGATGACTTGAGCCTGTGCCGCTTCGCCGTTCTTGGCTCCTGTCGACTTCGCTCGCGTAGGTACCAGCGTTTCGGCGACTTTGTCCATCGCTGCGTCTAGGTTGTCGTTGTTGTCGTCACTCATCTGCGTTCGCGTTTTCGTCCACGGGTAGATCTGACGCCAGTTTATCGTCACTCAATCGATCTGTGGCAAAGCTGGCCGCCTCCAAAGCCTTAGGTCCTATCAGGTTATCCAATACCTCCTTGGACAACACGCCGCTCGAAGCCATGAGTTCTATCAGCTTCTTCGCTTCCATTTCCGGCGTGAACTGATTCGTTCGCTCGTGTGCTTGCTGAGCACCAGCCAATGTCGCGCGAATCGTTTCGCCACCAGACGTGACGTCCATTTGTATCGACACATTGCTGCGTTCCATGCCGAGAAGCCTCGACCTCCGGTCCATTATCGACAAGACGCGATCCACGGCTTTCAAATCCGGTTCCAGCATCACTTCTTGTCCATCTTCCGATGTTTGCTTGCGATGTTGCGTCTGCGGCCAAATGTTCTGCTGCAATGAGTCGAGACGCTCCAATTCCATACGCAAAACTTCCGGATATGCGAGCATCGCCTCCGAATTGAGTTTCTCGAGCTGCCTGCGTATTGCCGAACCAACTGCCCCCGTGGTCATGCTGAATCGACGAGCTATCTCGGTGTGAGGTATGCCTGCTTGACGCATTTTGAAGATTCTGAGGTCGCGCTCAGCCAGGAACTCACGGGTAAGTGATTTCGCGGTTTTCTTTTCTTTTGGGGTTTCGTCAGACATTTAAAAGACCTCACCGCTATCAGGCCGCTTTTCTTCGATATCGGCTTTCATAAATTCTAGTGTCTCAAAAGGGAACTGTACGCCACGTTTCATTTTGGACGGCCACGGGCGCCTATCGCGTGCACCCCTGAAGTGACGCACATCGTATACGT